AGCCAATATTGAAATTCATGATGTAACAGATGCTGAGGCATCTATTTTGGTGGAAGTGAACCGTAAGCCCGGTACATACTATCAAATGGATTACCTGTTTTACGATCAGTATACCTTGAAGGAAATAACACCATCGCACATTTACGGAAGATATGAAGTTGCCGATATGGCCGAAACGGCTATTCGGCTAAATTACGATATTCATTCCGGAGGTATAGGTGGTTTTCTGGGCAAGCTGCTGGCTTGCCTGGTGAGTTTATTATCGGCCAGCTTTCCGGTTACAGGATTTCTGTATTGGTACAAGCGAACAGGTGAAAGCAGGCGGCGTAAAAAAGATTTTATTAGTGAGTTAAATAAATAGATAGGTAGAATCCTGTGGAGATTGGTCTTCGCGGGATTTTTATTTTTACAGACTTTGTAAAACTTAAGCTTAGACCCAGAATCCGGATGTGATCCCATATGATCCATGATCCCTAATTATTGGAACATATCAGCTGAAAACAAAAAATCCCGACAGTAAAACTATCGGGATTTTCTTTCAGTACCCAGAGCCGATATCATGCATACTTTTTGACGGTTTTCAAACCTTTCTGAATGTTCGATATTATGAGTGAAAGTGACTTTCGTATTTTGTTAACTTTTGTCCAGATTTTGATAGTTTTGTACGTAGTTACTATCAAATTACTATCATTTAATGATTAGAAATATTCCATTCTATATAGCGAAAGGACGAACGGACAAGAGAGGATTAGCTCCAATCTATGCGCAAGTTAGAATAAAGGCTAAAAATTATCCAATTCAGGTAGAAAAGATTAAACCTAGATATTGGAACGCTAAAAAGCAAAGAGTTAACAAGCCTAAAGAGCATGAGCCGGATAATCAATTTCAAAAGGTAAATGAATTATTGAATAGCCTTAATAGTAACACTAGCAGGTTTGATAGATTTGAAAGTTATTTAACACCACCTTCCAGAGAAGAAGTAAAAGCTGTATTGCTGAATGTTAATTCATCAAGTAAAAATTTCCAAGAGGCTTATACAGAATTTATAGAATCCAACCGAAATAAAGTTGCATACAATACTACCAGAGGGAGAGTGACAGCAAAACAATTCATTGAAAAGTATCAGAAAGACAAGTCGTTGATTATTCAATTTAAGGACATTGATTTGCAACTTTTTGATAAGCTACATGATTATGCATACGAGGAGCTTGATTTAGAAACAAATACTTTTGTTTCGTATGTCGCAAAATTTAAGGCTTTTCTGAACTGGGCAAATGATAAAGGTTATTGTGAAGGACAGGAGCACCGCCGATATTCATGCTCTGAAAAAGAAAAGAATGTGATTTGTCTTACTCCTGAGGAATTTAAAGCTCTTTATAATCATACTTTTAAAAGCAAGCGTTTGGAAAGAGCCAGGGATTTATATTGTTTTGGCTGCCTTACTGGCCTAAGGTACTCGGATATAAAAAGCTTGAGATATGAGCACATAATAGGGGATTTCATTCATAAAAACATCACTAAAACAAAGGAAGATGATCTGATTCCGATTCTACCTCAAGCAAGAAGTATCCTGGATAAATACAAAGATGAAAGCTTTTATCCTCTGCCACGTATGTCGAATCAGAAACTAAATGACAATATTAAAGAGTGTTGTGAAGAAGTAAAAATTAATACCCCAACTATAAAGGTTAAATACCAAGGAAATAAACGAGTTGAAACAGTTCACCCGAAATACAAGCTTATTACTGTCCACACCGCACGAAAAACATTTATTACTATTGGCTTTATCAAAGGATTAGATGTGAAAATCATTAAATCAATTACTGGCCACAAGAAAGATTCAACTTTTGATAAATATCTTAAAATTGCCGATGAGCATAAAAAGGTAAAATTATTAGAAGCATGGAGTGGTATAGAATAAAATCAAATTTTACTATTATTGTAAAATAATACAAACTCACTATAAACCAATTGACTTCTTAATTCTAATCTTATTTCAATGAAAGCCTCTAGTGTATTTAGAACAATCTTTGCTATATTATTTCTAATATGCGACATCGCTATAGTTCATAATTTAATTGATGACGATTCTTTTTTATTAAGGTCACTTCCATACTCTCTAGATTATGTGTACCTTACTTTTCGAGCTTTAGTAGTAATATGGATGAGTAACTTCATCAAAGATCTTAAAAAAGCAAAGGCTTACAATATTTGGATGTTCATAACTTACTTCTTTCCTTTTGTTACATTATTGTTTTTTGAACTATTAAAGAATGCTTTAAAACTAGAACAGGAAGCTTGTGGCGCGCAAAAAGAGAAGGGGAGGTTTTCTCCTCGCTGGAAAGCAATCCATACTATTATTGTATTAATTATTTCCGGAATAGGTTTATTAATATGGGGAATATTTGATTTTGGAAATTGTAATGAAAATTGGAATCAACTATATATTACCTTGGGTTCCACAATATTGCTTTCAGGTGTTTCTTCTATTATTCTTCAGATTTTTTCGTCCATAAGTTTTTTCCAAAGAGAAATGGTAAAGACCTTTTATGACATACTATCATCTGACGACAAATATTTGGCAACCATCGACTATCATCACTTACGTAAAAACTGGAAAATACTATCAAAATATCTATACAAGAGAAAGTTTTCTGAGATCAGTGACGATTTAAGTGATATTATTTCGGATAAGTACTTTCCTCGAAACCACCCTGTTTATTATGAGGATTATAGAACAGATACTATTATAAAACAATTAGAAGGAGGCAATAAAAATGATGAGTATGTGAGGTTAATTGAAACAATAAGCTTAAATATTGTAGCTAATAGTAAGCATGAAGATGTTTTTTATACCTTTAGTTCGAGTATTCCCAAGTTGTCTGAAAATGATGAAATTACTGAAGTTAAGATCCATAAGTTTGATATTAATGGTAAGAACCATCTTGATATAGAAAAGCTGGAGATCCTTAAAGTTCGTAATGGTGATAAAGTCACTTTTGAAAATAAAGAAGATATACTAAAACATTTTAAGGAGAAACAGGAAAAAGATCATAACAAAGAAGAGTCTGCTATAGAAGAGGAAAACTCTTGTGTGGGATATCACATCAAAACTAAGGAGTTTAAAGGTTCTAAAAAATATAGTGTATTAATTGAATTGGAGAAGGTTTATTCGTTAAAAACTAATATGTTTAAATCCTATAATGCAGTACGAATAGTTAAAGATTGCCACGTTTTTATTGACCATCCTGAGGAAATGTCTTTAGAATTTAAAAATTTAGGAACAGTTAAAAAGTTTAAAAGCATTAATGAAAAATCTAAAAATATTTTGTCAGAAGAATATGAAGGCTTAATTTTACCCAGCCAAGGATATGTTGTTGGTTTAAGGTTAAAATAATTTGATTATTAAAACTTTATTGCATATTTTTCGTTGAATAACCTAACAAGTATAACTTGACTAGAAACAAACCACGTTATTATGGACAAAAGAGATGTTAACTTTGAAGAAGATTGGGGTTAGTAGGAGATACTAATTCTCAATCTATTATGATGTTTACATCATATTGATTGGAAGCAAGTAAAAAGAAATAAAAAAGGCATTGGATTAATTCAATGCCTTTTTTTATTCATAATAGATAAGTTAAAAGTTAGATTCTTTAACTAGTATAGTGGCATTATATAAATTATAAATTGATTTAAGAAAAAACACCCCTAATGTTGTTTTGTATATAAAGACAAACATCAATACATAGTAATTCTGTGATGAAATTCTTGATATATGCACATTAAACGTTTCAAAGAAATCTAAACAAACTGCACGAATAAAATTATCGACTGCAAAAAGCACCCATTCATACCTCTCAATTTCTGAAATTTCTCCAAGCCCTTCTATATAAAAAAGATTGTTATCCATTAAGAAAAGTTGGTTACAAATAACTCCAAAGGTAATCACAAAACCTAATGGTGAAATGTAGCTTATATTTAGGTCTAATTCTCCTTCGCGACTACGTGTATCAATTTGGATACTTTTTACAGCGACATTCTTCTTAAATGCGAATGTTATTGACCTAAACTCAAACCAACAAAAAAGAAAATAAGCCACTACTAATGTAAAATAACTAAAATCGCCGTATTCCGCATTTGCAAGCCCCAATGCAAAAACCGTCATTCCAGCAAATATCAAATCATATAAAAACCTTGCTTTTGCTTTCCAAATTACGCTCATTATCCAAATTACTTTAACAAATCATTTCAAGTTTCTCAACGAGAAATCTAACTCAGTAACTAATGTCATTTCTCGAATGCTTCTATTAACAAAGCCAGAACCTACTAATTGCCTGGCAAGATTATTTAAATGCACATGCCTCGAAAGTTCTGCTCTTGGAGTAACCTCCAAAAATAGCCAATGTCCGAATAACATGAATGAGTAAAAACCTAAATCGTTAATTGTATCCTTTACATGGTCATTGAAACTAAATGATGGATGCTCAATATTTTCTGGAACCAATAGCACTCCATTATTCTCCAGAAAATACAATGGAACTTCTCCAACATCAAATCGAGCGTAATTTCTAATACGGTTAAATTTTGAATCCAATGCCTCTTTTGTTTCACGGTGATATTCCTGAAGAAACACTTCGTAAACACCCCTTTTGAATTGCCTGGTTAATTGGAGAAGAAAACTAGGTCTGTATTTGAAAGTTCTTTTCACTTCCAACCTTCTTTCCTTTAGCCAAATATTGAAATAGGTTGAGCTCAATCGCTTTTTCTGAGGTTTTGTGAAATCTGACAACAAGTACCTGGTTAAATTAAATACTTCCTTAAAAGCTAACTCAACCGACATAGGATAAGGCTTGTCTTGGTCAACAGTGCCAAAATATGTGTTACATGAATCACAGATATCAACACCAATATTCTCCGCTCCAATCTGCTTTGATATCGTATGCGGACGATTATAAAAAGTTACTTCAGGCTTTTTCTTTAAGCACCAAATACATTGACCTGTATGGGTATATTCTTTTTTCATATTACCTCTGCATTGCTTTCCTTAGGCTGGTAGCCTCTTCTTTTACAGACTCCAAATACTCTAGTTTAACATTAAAAGAATCATACTCATCCAAGTGCAAATCAAAAGAAAACTTCTTTGTCTCTGGTTTTGAATCTGCAGCTTTTACCTTTTCTAAGACCTCTGCTAATTTCATTCCTGTCTTTTTTAAGGTTTGAACCAAGTGCTCCCACGCCTGCAGGTCAATAAAAAATAGATTCTCAACAGGCAATATTTTTGTGTCTGAAATATCGATATTCTTATGTGATTCCGTTTTTAAGAACTGTTCCCAGATATCCTGAGAATTACCTAAAAACAGATTCTTGTAAGTCAATATTATGCCATAATATGGCCCCTCTCCAGGTAGCGACTTTGCTAATTCAATCATCTGCTTTGAATATGCCTTGACAATCGAATCTTTAAGAGAAGTAGCCAGAAGTTCATCTTTAGGATTAATTGCAACATGGGCATTTAATTCAATTGCTTTTGATTCAATCAGAACATTCTCATCAACCAAAAAGTCTACCACTTTATGCTGCCTCCCATAGCAATTACGAAGCTCTCCTTCTGTTGCATAGCTGATATCTAACTCCTTTAACCCAAGTTCAATATATTTTTCTATTCGATGTCCAAACTCTGTTGTAAAGCTTGAATCAAATGCTTTTAAGTAATTATAGATGTAGTGATTGCAAGTTATATTTAAGATAGCACTGTGAGGAAGCCATATCTTAGAACCAAATAAAATAAATGGATATCTCGAGTAAAACGAAGCATCGAAAGGGTGAAGATTGTAATTCCGAACCAATCCTTTTTCTGCAGTAACAATATCCTTTATTTTATCTCGGGTAATAGTTAAGAGGTTATAATAGTTGCTGGCATTATCAGCTCCAATTATTTCTTTCAATACTGTAATTAGTTCTTCATCTATAATTCCATTAAAAACCTTCACTGGTGGTTTTGCCTGCGTAACCCATAACCAAGTAAAAAACTGAGCCTTAATAAAGTCTCTAATGGAAATTGAGGTTCTACTTAAGAAAGCTTCTCTCACGTCATACTTATGCTTCAACTTCTCAAACAGGAGATATTGTCTAGAGAAGGTCTCCATCCACAAATGCTCCTGAAATTGAAATTGTTGATATGCCAAGATGGTAAACATCTTATTGACATTACCATTTTTTAATGGATTAAAGGTACTGTGCAAGCGCTCCAGCTCTTCAATTTGTTTTAAAAGCTTTAGTACATCTCTCCTAGTTGCAGTTTTAGGTGGATAGTTCTCTTCAGCAAACTCATAAGCCCAACGTAAAATAGTTAAGGCTTGCCAATAAGCATATGATTTTGATGAGTTTTCTTGTTCCCTTATGACCTTTAGAGTCTCAAGCATAAGAGAGTGATAGGTGAATGTCCTTATTTTATTGCGAATAGGTTTAAAATCGTCCATTAAGTTTAGGTCTGTTTGAACCTAAAGATAACGGTTAATTATCAATTGCTAATCAAATAAAAAAGACTAACTCTAATAACTGTAAACTATGTAAACCTTGTAAACTGCATTTATTATTTATTTGATTTATTGCCTTTTAAAGGTTTACATTTGGTTTACATGGTTTACACACCCTAATTTTTCACTTTCTTCTTTTTGACAAGCATAAGCTGTAAGTTGGCTTTGTACTATATTTATACCCTTAACCTCTTACATATGAGCGCAAATCTATTTACAGTTACCATTCCGGTTAAGCCTTATATCAAGCAATATCTCATAAACAACTTGGGACATCCGGTTGATATAGCGAGGTCCGATCAGTTTGCTTCGACTTTTTTTAACCTGCTTTCAAAAGAGAATTGTATTCACCAAAAAACAGCAGGGAAAGTGTTGGTAATAATCAAAGTTTCAAAAGATGTATTTCATCGTTATGGATTTAACCTTACTAATGCCAGGTTAAAGGAATTTCATAGTGAGCTGGAGAGATGTATTAAATTTGAAATGCGCAATTTTATCGGACTGAAGACTATATTGGGCTATTCAGTTGCTGAAGCTATCCGTCAGTTCCAGGAAAAGAAGAATTACCCTGAAGACATCTGGAGCTATGAAGCCATTAAAAAAGACATTGACCGGAACACCACAATAAAACGTTGTAATGATGTTGATGATTTTTTAGAGTTAATGGATAGAGAGATTAAGCAAAGAATTTCTGATTCCATGGAAGAGCTTAATAAAACAGAATGTCGTGAAGTAGAAACAAAGTGAATTCAACCTTTAAATCTTATCATGAGTTACAAATGAAATGCCCATTATGGTTAGTCATCTGGGAGTACATATCCATACCTTGCTTATGGATGTTTACGTAAAAGATGAATTGCTCGTGTGGACACACAAACATAACTTGCTTCTTACATTTAAATCACGGTTGGTATATCAATTATAGTATTATGGGTATACATTTCTACTCCTTGCTACTTCCTTTTTTATATGACTCGTGCCAACGAGTAAAATTTGGGTATTTTCCTTCTTTCCGTAATAAAAAACTGTCAATACTTTTATTAGTAACCATACCAATTTCATGTAGAAAAACGAACATGTTATGAGCAAATATCACCGATTCAGGAACACTCTTATATTTTTTTTCAATCGGAACGTCTGTTAGTATTTTTTCACAATAATCGGCAAAAAGAGAATGTATGATATTTTTCGCAGAACTTAAATTACTTTTTAGTGCTATAATTAGTTCTTCCTTCTCTTCTATTCGAACTTTTAATTCCTCATTTTCAGTTTGAAGTTCCTTAATCTTGCCTAATTCTTCGCTTTTCGATGAATCTTCAATATCAACCAAATCACTAAAATTAACATTCAGTGCATTGGCTATTTTAATAACCATATCAATGCCAACTGTCTTTGTTTTGGCATTTTCAATATTAGCAATTTTCGTATGAGATACACCTGTACGCTCGGCTATATCATATATGCTTAATCCCTTGCTCTTCCGAATTTGCTTAATCTTATTGTGTAAATCTTCCATAAATAACGATTTCGTTACAAAAGTAATGATTTTTTTTAATCGAAAGTAATCTTTGAACATCATGATTAGCAAGAGTTTACAAAATATCCGCCTCGTAATAAAATGATTACTTATTGTAATACATTTGTTATTTATGTAATTATAATGTTACTTTGTCATGTCATTAAAACTCACAAAACCTTGAAAAAGGATGCAAAACACATAATTAGATTGCCGAAATAACTAATAAACTATGCAAAAAATGGATAAGACAATTGTTGTATCAGAATCAGCCATATCGCGAATAGTTGGCGATGAAGTTGAGAAGCGATTAAAGAAAATTCTTCAACCTAATCCGGACGAGATAAAAGATGATAAACTCAGCAAAGTAAAAGCAGCTAAATTTCTTGACATTTCGGTACCGACCCTCCACAAATTAGTAAAGGCTGGCAAGTTTAAAGAACACTCGCTAGGAGCCCGTAAATACTATTTAAAAAGCGAACTAATTAGTGCCCTGAAAAATCAAGACTAATAATGCAGAACCTAATTGAAAACTGCCCAGAACCATCTGACAGCTTTAAAGAGAATGGCTTCTTTGTCCGAGATAGGAAGTATTATGTACTCAATTTCAAAGGTGATAAGGTATTCGAAAACGAAATATCAAATTTTGTAATGAAGATTGTTTTTCACCTAAAAAATGGGACTCAAAACACGAAACGATTAGTACTCCTCCAACGTCATACCGGAGAAGTTTCTAGCGTTGAAGTTAGTAGCAGTGATTTGAAGCCCGATCCGTTTGAAACAATTCTAAAGTCTAACAGATGCACTTTCTATGGTACCAGTTATCAATTTAAGCGTGTCATATCCTACTTAATGGATAACGAAGAGGAGGCAACCTTTATTAATCTGCTGGGATGGGATTCTATTCACAATGTATTTGCCTTTGCCGATCATATCTATGCCAACAACAAACTCTATTCCATTAATAAGATGGGAATAGTTAAAACAGATGATAACAGCTTTTACTTACCTGCTTTTAGTGAGCAAAACATCGAAAATGAGGATTATGACAAAGAACGACTCTATGCATTTAAACCAGGCAATTTAACTTTTGAAACCTGGGCACAATTGATGTACGATGCATTTGGCATAAATGGAGCCATTGGTATTCAATTCCTTATTCTTTGCGCATTTCGTGATTTTATTTTCAACAGCTTACAATTCTTTCCATTCATGTTCCTGTTTGGTGATTTTGGTACCGGAAAAACATCCTATACTGAAAATCTACTACATGCTTTTGGCAAAGATGTAATAGGCACTCCTTTAAACAATGCCACATCAGTTGCACTCTCGCGCATTGTTGGCCAGTTTAAAAATGGTATTTCATATCTGAAGGAATTTACCAATGAAACCGATGAATCAATTCAGGATTTCATTCTTACCGTTTATGATGGCTCCGGAAGAGCAACAGGTATAAAAAGTAATGATAATAAGACCAAAGCATTCCCGGTCCACTCAGGATTAATATTTGATGGCAACTTTCTTCCATCTCAAAAAACAGCCATCCTTTCACGTATGATACTGTTAGTTTTCGAAAGTCAAACTTACACGGATAAACAGGTATTAGCGTTTAATGAACTCAGAGACAATTCCGAATTTGGTTTTGGTCGTGTTCTTACTGACATACTAGATACAAGAGATAAATTCACTAGATTATTTCAAAGTGCCTTTAAAAAAATTGTTAGGGAATTAAAGCAAGTAATGGGAGCCAGGTTCACGGAAAGAACCATAAAACACATTGGGCTCCTACTTACTCCTGTTGCAATTCTTAATTCAGAATTAGAAACACCTTTCACATACGATGAACTTAAAGATAAGCTGATTGAATTCGCTAAAAATCAAGACCAAATACTCAAACAGAATGATGCTGTAACAATTTTTTGGCGTGCTTTTGATTGGGGACTCTCAAAATTTGAGATTCGTCCAGGGGAGCAATACCAACTTAGAGAACTGGTTAATGGCAATGGAGAAATTGCTATTAAAATTCAGAAAATATACCCCGTTTACCTGTCTTTTTGCAAAGCGAATAAAATAAGGGATACGGACATCAGCAGTTTACGAATGCTATTGTGCTCATCAAATAACAAAGAATTCATACCCAGTGCCCAACAAAGCAGAGGCGTTGCCTGGACAATAAAAGGATTTGGCTCAGCCCACAAGTTCAAATACACTAAATATCAAAATGATACAATACTAATCAATGATGTTGAAATATCACTTAAACCCTACCAACCAAGAACACCCATGTAAACCATGTAAACCTTTTTACACCCAATGTAAACCCTTAACTAACTCATAATCAATAATAGGATTACATGGTTTACATGGTTTACAGTTTTTTGACCCTATAAGGGTTCATAATTGAAAAAGAAGAAAAATGAATTGTAGCGAAGCAAATAATTATAGCATTGTTGAGTGGCTCCAGGGGCAGGGAATAGCTCCTGCCAGGATTAAACAAATTAACTATTGGTACCCTTCTCCATTTCGTAAAGAAAATGACCCAAGTTTTAAGGTTGATAATTCAAGAAATATCTGGTACGACTATGGTATGGGAGTTGGTGGCAGACTCATCGATTTAGTTTGCTGGCTACACCGGGTTAATGTTTCTGAAGCTCTTCAGCTAATATCAGGTGATGCCAAGAAACCGACTGCCTCTCTCTTTTTTCATAAGCAGGAGATTAAAGAGCACCGTGGTCTTGAAATTACAAATGTTTGCAAGCTTAAAAGAAGCCCATTAATTCAATACCTAAGAACTAGACTTAATGATGTTAGGTTTGCTGGTGAATATGTGAGTGAAGTATCTTTTATTGTTGGTGAAAAGAAATACTACGCTATTGGTTTCAAAAACGACAAAGGAGGCTATGAGCTTAGAAATAAATATTTCAAAGGCTGTTCAAGTCCTAAACACATTACTACAATACCAGGACGAAAAGATACTTTAAACATCTTCGAAGGCTTCATGGACTATTTAACGGCACTGAGCTATTTCAATATTTCAAAGCCCTACAATAAAACCATTGTCTTAAATAGCCTCTCGCACCTGAAGGAAGTAACTCCTCACCTGGGCCAGTACAAGCAAATTAATTTATACCTGGATAATGACAAAGCTGGAGAAGCTGCAGCTGAAGAAATAATAAAGAACCATGTTCAGGTAGAAAATTATGCAAAAAGGATTTATCCTGACTATAAAGATTTCAATGAATTTTACTTGACAAGATTTAATTACCAAACTCAAAAGCAATAGAAGATGAATAATTCTGAATTAGACTATAAAAGATTTCATGTTGCCAGGTATATCGCACAGTCAAAGATATATAACGAGAAAGTTTATTGGAATAGCGATGAGTTATTCTCAAGAATCAATAAAGCAGGATTATCTGATGCTCAGGCATTGTTACGAATTTTCAAGAAGCAGATAGACGAGCATAACTCAAAGCTTGATGCCATGGAAACAAGAGTTAAGAATCTTCATTACAAAAATTCAAACCTATACCAGTCCAAACACTTTAAAGACATCCCTATTGCCAAAATAGACAAGGCAATATTAGAAAATCCGGATGGTGACATCTGGGATATTGCTAAGGAATTTATCAAATAAAAAGATAGCTATCATATTAAACATTTAGGATGTCCTTTTTCTGAAAGAATACCCTAACTACTTTCGAATCAATAATTTTAAAAACACAAAAAATGAGTAAACAAGAATTTCAACCAAGAATCATAGGCAATCCGGATTTAAAAACTCGTGGAATCTTAAAAGATGCTGCAGAAACAGTATTAGTACTTTGCAATAGTCTGTTAGACGACATGCAAATTTTGTTTGCAGATAGTGAGATTACCTTCTCTGATATGGAGGAATTTATTAAAGCTACCGATCCGGTCGATCATCTTAATAAGCTGTATGTGGCAGATAAGAATATCAGTATACCTGGTATTAAAACAGAAAAGCTTATTGAACAAGGATTAATCGACAGTCCTGATAAAATCTATGAGGTGGTGCTTTCATCTCGTGAAATCACTATCGAAGAGAGCTCTAAGCTTAAGATTATAGGCAATCCACTGACCTTTATGACTCAAACAGAAGAAGGTAAAGTAGAACTTACTACTACTCTTGAAGAAAGAATTATCGAATTAACTCAAACGTGTACTGAGAGTGAAATTCAAAACGAAATACTGGATCAGGTTGAATCGATTCAGGGAGCAATGAATAAGCTAGTAGAGATGGGCGCCATATCAATGTCTTTTGGAGTAGCCAACTGTTTAAAAACTATTTCAAAGTCATTTAAGCACAATCGCTTTAATGATATACCAACAGAGATAGATCCGATCCTTTTCCAAAAGAATGTTTTTCTAAAAGGCTCACGAAAGTACAGAACAGTTTTATAAACGAGGATAGTCATTCATAGTCTTGTTTTGAAAGCAGCTTCACCGAGCTGTTGGTAGCATAGTTGGAAACGTCCAGTTTATGCTACCATTTTTAAACCCTAATATTAATCTACCATGGCTCAGAATAAAACTTACAACAGGCGAATAAATCTTTACATTAATGGTAAAGAAGTTAAGAACGATGTAAAAAACATCAAGTCCGAAATGAATAAGCTTATTGCTGCTCAAAGCAAAATGACTATTGGAAGCAAAGAGTATGTAAAGACAGGAAAAGATATTCAGCGATTGAATACAATACTAAAAGACCATCGAAAAAGCATTTATAACAGTGGTGGCGCATGGAGTAAACTTTCTTCAAATGCTCAACGATTTGTAAAGCTCGGCATAGCATCAGTTATGGCCGGAGCAGTTGCAATCATGAAACGAATGGCTACTAATAGCATTAAGCTAGAAAAAGCATTATCAAGCTTATCAGCAATAACAGGAGCCACTGGTGATGATTTGGAGTACTTCAGAAAGAAAGCCATTGAAACAAGCGGAGATACGTTACAAAGTGCTGAAGAAGTTGTCCGTAGTTATGAACTAGTTGGCTCTATTCGACCAGAATTACTGAAGAACAAAGAAGCTTTAACTGAAGTAACCAAACAGGCGATCATATTAAGTGAAGCTACCGGAGGTCGCTTAGGAGTCGCTGAGGCTGCAAAAGCTACTGCAGTTGCGCTTAATCAGTTTAACATGGAAAGCGTAGAGGCTACGCGAGTTGTTAATGCCTTTGCTGCAGGCTCAAAAGAAGGGGCTGCTGCAGTTCCGGAACTATCACAAGCAATAGACAAATTTGGTGCGGTCGCTGCATCTGGAAATTTAACTTTAGAACAGAGTATTGGCCTACTTGAAACACTTGCTGAAAAGAATATCGTCGGAGCTGAAGCTGGAACTAAAATGCGCAACATTCTAATTAAGCTTCAAGCCAACCAGGAGAATTATAAGAATGGAGTATTTGATATTAACCTGGCGCTCGATAACCTTAGTAAAAAACAATTAGGCGTTACAGAATTGACTAAAGAGTTTGGAACTGAAAATGTTGTTGCTGCGCAGATACTTGTTAATAACACGGATAAATATCACGCATATACTAAAGCCGTCACTGACACCAATACAGCTTTAGAACAACAGGCTATACAGAATGATAATGTTACGGCTAATTGGCAGAAGTTCGTCAATATGATTGACTCAGCTTTAACTTCCCCTGGATTCTCAGGAAAGTTAAATGATATCATTAAAGGATTAACTGGAGCCATCTATAACCTTCAACGTTCAATGATGAGTTCTTCAGAAATAGCTGATGATTTTATTAATTCTGTTATGGGACGAATCAATACAGCTGATTCAGCAGAGGAAAAGGTCAAGAGACTTACGACTTTAATCAAACAACAAGAGGAAACAATGGCTCTATACAAGCAACAACTGGATGAAATGAGTTGGTTCAGTAAGCAAGACTTATGGTGGAGCCCTGCCAAAGATGCCAATGCACTTTATAAAGCTATTGCTTCAACTGAAGAAAAGTTGGAGAAGTTGAACATTGAGAAAACCAAAGCTCAAACAGCTAGGCTAAAAGAGTCATTTAACTTTTCTGGTAAGTCAATGGAAGATTTGTTGGTTTTGGAAGGTCAGTATCTTGTGGCTGAGGATTTGTTAACCAAAAAACAAAAACTAAAGCTTGATGCCATTAGGGAAGAAATAAAGCTGAGAAATAACTCTAACAATCAAAAATCAGCGGAAGAGCCCAAAAACAATGAGGAGCTTGAGAAGTATCTAAAAGAAAAAGAACGTGCAGAAGAAGGATTAGCTGATTCTATTAGAAAAATAAGAGACAAGTTACACCTGGACACCCTCAGTGCGCATGAAAAAGAAAAGCAGGCCATTGAATACAAATATGCTGATTTACTTGATACAGCTCAAAAATATGCAATGGATGAGTCTGAGCTCATTAAGTTGAAAACTCAGGAACTTCAATTTGTTGATGAAAGATTTGCAAAAGAAAGACTTCAGAAACAAAAAGAAGTTCAAGCCCAACTTGAAAGCATGTATTTAAGCGAATTCGAGAAAGAGAAACAAGAAAAGATTCGTCATTTACAGAAAATGATTGCCATGGCTGAAGAGAACGGCCTGATGACAATTGAGGCATATACATTAATGCAGGAGGAGCTTGATCTAATAAGGAATAGTGAAGAGCCACGTGATATCTTTGGCATGACTGATGAAGATTGGTTAAAACTCATAGACAATTTTGATATGGCCATGATGTACATTGATCAAATTGGCATGGCCTGGGGCAGTATTATCACTATTCAAAACAACAAAGACAAGGCTGAGCTCAAGCAATATGAGAAGAATACTCAGAAGAAGAAAGATTTACTTAACAAACAACTTGAGGCTGGTTCAATTTCACAGGAGCAATACAATGCAAGGGTGGCTAAATTGGATGCCGACCTGGACAAAAAGAAATCAGAAATTGCCATAAGACAAGCGAAACGAGAGAAGCAGCTGGGGCTATTCCAGGTAGCTGTTAATACAGCCATGGCAGTCATGAAAATATGGGCTGAAGTTCCTAAAGCTGACTTTGGAATCTCAACAGGAATACTAACAGCCTTGGCTATTGCTAATGGAGCCTTACAAGCTGCAGCTATCTCTAGTGCTCCAGTTCCTGAATATGCAGAAGGTGGATACACACATGGTGATAGAATTTATCGAGCTGGAGAAGCCGGAACTGAATGGATTGCCAACAACCAAATGGTTAACAATCCTGACACCGGTCCAGTGATTGCAGCTTTGGAAGCAGTGCAACGTGGTAAAGCTCCAGCAAGCATGTTCGGAGGTGTTACTCCTGCATTCTCAGAAATGATGGAGGTGCCAAGGTACGCTGCAGGAGGATACACACAACCCTCTACGAATATCACTACCACCAACATTAGTCAATCAGACAATTCAAGCATTGAACAATTATTGAGGCTACAAACTGAAGAACTTCAAAATATTGCAGAATTCCTTTCTGACCCGCAAAGTCGACAAGCAATTATAAGCAACTATGACCTGGGCAGAAATGAAATTGAGAATGCTGAAAGGAATAGTTTGGGGAGAATAGGATAAAAAATGTGTAACTAAATCAAGATTGAAATTGAGTAGACAGCTGCCCCTGCCCATCATATTTCCTTTGTTTTTATGTTAAGGCAGCTGCCTAGTTCTGTAGGGCGGGACCGGGGCACACATTGTCTTTTTGGTACGATTTTCTAATGGATACCCCCTCTGTAGTCGTATATTAATCTAATTATTAACACTATAACTAATTTGATATGAAAAATAAACTGGATGAAGAATTGAGATTGATGAAACCCAATTTGAGATTCAAAGTTGGTGATTTGGTATGTCTAAAGAGTGATACAAAGAAAAATACTCCGATGAATATCGTTGCCTATTTAGATTCTAATGATTTGGATGATTACATCTGTGTGTGGTTAAATTCTCAAAAGGTGCAAGAAAGGCAGATGTATCCAGATTCAGTATTAGAGAAATTTGAAATTGAAAGTAAATAGATCAAAATCAAAACGATGAAAAAGAAATTAAGAGAAGAGCAATTGCAAGAGGTTGTAAGCTTACAGGAAGATAATAATGGTCGACTTAATTGTATGACAGATTCAATTAATGACATCGTCTATTATCTAATCAAGTCAAAGGGTTATTTAGCTCCTGAAGATGTCAAACCAATTGATGGCTTTCTGTATAACCTAGGATTTATAAAAGAATCTTTAGAAAGACTTAAAGAGCCAGAAAAATAACTGTGAAATTACTTTTTTACTATCATTTTACTAACATCAAAAATCAAAAAAGCCTGACACTTAATGCATCAGGCTTTCTTTCTGTACCCAGAGCCGAAGTAGAAACCATGGTTTTTAAGTGTTTTTGTGATCGCCCGAAAATAGCGGGAAATCGCTGTGAATGCCTCGATAGTTAAGGGTTGTGGGTGTTTTGTTGACAGGTCATAGCAGAGCATAGGAAGTCATGAAATATCAAAACGGTTGTGCAATGGTTGTGCAAATGCTATATTTGTACTGAATCAATTTTGTAATTATGGCTACTATTAAGTTTCGTGCCAGGGGCACAAATGAGCAAAGAGAAATATATCTTCGCTTGTCTGCGGGGCGTTCTGTCAATATCCAAGCTAAAACAGGTTACACCATACATTCAAAGCTCTGGAAGTATGATAAAATTGCTAAGGGAGTGAATAAGGGCAAACTTTCTGAATTTGGACAGCCAAAGCAAAGCGATGCCATAGGCAAAAGATTAAAAGAGCAACTGGATAGTTTAACCACTGAGATAAATAAACGATTCAACCAAGCAACCGAAAAAGGGGAGCCAATTACCCCCGAATGGTTGACTAATCAAATTAACAGCCTCCAAAATAAAGGCACCAAAGAACAGCAAAATAAAGGTGATCTGTTGACCTATACAGACCATTACATAAGCTATCTGCCTGACCATGTTCAGCGAAGCGGCAAACGTGGAGTGTCTAAGAATACTATACAGAAATTTGTAACACTAAAAGCGCGTGTGGTGGATTTTCAGAAAGCGAAAAGAAGAAGGTATAATATTGTAGATGTTAGTCCCGATTTTATCCGTTTGTTTGATGGATTTTTGCGCAAAAATGGCTATTCGGATAATTACATAGGTACATTGTCAATTAACCTTAAAACCATGTGCAAGAATGCCCGAAAGGATGGTTTTAAGGTTAGTTCTGATTTAGATATGATTACAGGTGTAAAGTCAGAGGTGCAAAGGGTTATACTAACGTTTGAAGAACTGGAACAAATTAGACAGACTACCTTTAAGCGCGAAGCTCTGGGAAATGCCCGTGATTGGCTTTTAATTGGTTGCTATACAGGTCAGCGGGTTTCTGATCTATTAAAGCTTACAAAAGATAATCTGGTTTTTAAAAGTGGGCTTGAGCTTATAGAACTAACCCAAATTAAAACAGGTAAAAGGGTATCATTACCCATTCATCCGGTAGTTAAAGAGATACTGGATAAAAACGAAGGTGATTTTCCATATAAGATTTCGGACGTTAAGTTTAATGTTTACATCAAAGAAGTATGTGAGATTGCTAAGATTAACAAGCGTATAAATGGTTCAAAGATGAATCCCGAAACCATGAGAAAAGAACAAGGTACTTACCCCAAACATGAACTTATTACCTCTCATGTGTGCCGCCGATCATTCGCGACTAATCACTATGGGGATATTCCGACCCCTATTTTAATGAGTGCCACCGGACACGCCACCGAAAAAAAGTTTCTTATTTACATTGGTAAAACAGCCACGGAACAAGCTCAGCAATTGGCCGAATATTGGGCAAAGTCTGCAATGATGAATAAGAAAGAAACTAACCTAAAAGTTATCAAGAAAGTTAGCGGTTAGGAAGTCATAAGAATGCAAAAATGTTGAATTGTAAATATTTACACGACAATAAACACTAGGTTATTGCTGATTAAGTAACATTTAAGTATCAGAATGTTAGTACTTTGTGTTGATGGGTGAATATTTTTTCTCTCATTGTCATTTAATTATCGCTTAAACAAGTTGATGTAATCATCAGTTATATAAGGTATTAGCTTCTATTAATTCGTTTAAATGTGATTAATTAGTGTTTAAGACTATCGTTTTAGGTATCAAATAGGGGATATTTAAGTATTGTCAAACTGCTCAGTTTACAGGTGTTTAAATGAGGTTGACAATATGCTAAAAATCACTTAAACACTTGATGTTTAGCCTGTAGTGTTTTAGGGAATTAACTTTGTCAACAAAGATTATAAACTTAAAAACACTTAGTGCAAGCGTATGAAACAAGTACAATTTATTCAGACTACCCCCGAGGAATTACAGAACGCAATTTTAAAAGAAATTGATAAAAAGATTGATGAACTAAAAGCGCAATTTCAACCCAAAGAACCGACTGTTTATGTTTCGCGCGAAGAGGTGGCGAAGATGTTAGGAATTAGTGTTTCTACATTAGGGAGGTGGGTTAAGCAAGGGAAATTAACGACTTACGGGTTTGGTCGAAAAGTGTATTTTAAACGTGAGGATATTGAAGCCGCGTTAATTGATATTAGCCCTAAGAAGTATCAGCGATGAGGCCGGAACTTCAACCCCTTCATGAGACATTTACGGGGTGTCTGGATTACATTGCAGGATTTGAACACATGGACGAAGAGGATAAGCGCGAAGCTTTGCGGCTGTCTTTATGGTTCCTGTGTTCTTGTCCGGCTATCAATCCAAACGACCCCATACAGGCAAAAGCCGATCTGGAAAGAAAAGAGGCAGTTTGTTTGTGTAGCTCCATGCTAGAGGGAAGGGGCGGAACGCTCCCAGATTTACAAAGGTTTTTAGAATCAGGATTAAGCATATTAACGGATTAAAGAGGGTGTACAAGAATTTACACCCTCTTGTGTGTTTATCCACTCCCTTAATTTCTCATTTTTATTTCAAGTTCTCCGGTTGTACGATTTTCTTAAAATAGATTGTCAGAGCACGTATTTTCGTCATTGGCTCAATAACGAAAGGTTAGATTTCCCCCTTTCCGTTAGTGAGCGAACAGGCGAAATATTGCACCGTTCCCGCGAGGCTGAATATAAAAACCTCATCTTTAAAATTACCCCATCTGAAAAACTCAAAGAAGAAACAAGCGAGGCTTACCATTGTACTTTTAAAGGAAGTTTGCATAAGTATTCGAATGATGGGTACCACAATACAAACGACTTTTCTATTAAGGATTTTAATAAACAGGTTGAGGAACTTACCCCGCTGTTTGATATTTCCCCTAAAGGTTCAGTTATCCGGCAATTTGAGTATGGTGTTAATATCCTGCTCACGCCAACCATGACCGTTAATAAATTTCTGCGCTCCATCATCAGCACACCGACAAAACGGTTTGCTACTGTCAATACTGAAAAGCTTAAGATTGGTAAGGTGGTTTCATTTAGTCAATTTGATTTGAAACTGTACGATAAAGGCAGACAATCAGGAACGATTAAAAACCGATTGCTCAGGGTTGAATTAAGAATAAAAGACACGCGTTTTTTAGAGCAGTACGGATTAAAAGAACCACGCCGCCCCATTACATTGCATCAGCTTACAAATACCGCTTTTGCCGCCGGATTAGGCGAAGTTCTTATTAAAGTTTTCAACGACATTATTTTTATTGAGCGCGGTTTGAATACAGGCGATTTAAGCCCAAAAGAACGTGAACAGTTAACCAAGTATCAAAACCCACTTTATTGGGAGGAATGCAACCGCCGCAAGCGATATAAAGATAAGGTCAGGTATCAGCATTTAATTGAAAAATGCAACCCGACCGACCTCATCCCTGAGATTAAAAAACGGCTTGCTGACAAGGTGGCCGAAATGACATTTTACGGGCAGAAAAAAGGGGACATTCTCGCGAACCGGACAAAGGATAATGAAGCACAAAAAAAGGGACGTTCTCGCGATATAAATGTAGGCCGAAAATGTCCCCCAATTCCCCCAGAAAGTAAAACGGGACTAAATCGGGAAAATGCGGGTTCTGATTCCCAAAAACAGAAAGAAGGAATAAAACGGTTTTGCGCCTCCTGTGGTCGGGATATTTCCCACCAAAAAACGGGAAGTAAATTCTGTTCTGAAAAGTTTTACGGCATACAGGCAAAACGATGCCGGAACAAAGCAAGCAACACCAATCGGAATAAGAAACTAAAACAAGCCAGAAACTTAGAGCGTGAAGCTCTGGAACTTCTCGCCCGCGATTACTTGCATAGTGATTTGAAAATAATCTACACCCGAAACGATGGAAAACAGACCCGAACAAATTCGAAAAGAATTAAGCCGATTCCATGGAAGAAAAGGCAAAAGATAATAAGGGTAAGAGTGAAAGCCCCGCCCCCTCTGGGAGTGGTTACGCTCACCACTCTAAGAGCAAAGAAGTTTATCAAGATGATTACAAACCCCGGTGCAGCTCCCGGATAAAATTTAATGATATGAGTACTTACGCGCTGTGTGCTAAAGTAACATTTCCGGCACACGAAGGACGGCAAAAGTTTATGATTCGGCGAATTAATGAATGTCGGATAAATAGAAGTTGGCAAGGCTTAACAGATACGGCAGAAATAACAATCCCCCGAAAAGTTAAGGACTTTAACCGTATGAAAATAGGCGAATGGTTTAGACCCGGCGACCCTGTAATTATTGAGTTGGGGTATGATGGTAATTATCATGTTGAATTTACAGGTTATGTAAAAGCAACCCCGGCGGGCATTCCATTAGTGATAAGTTGCGAGGATGAAATGTATAAGCTAAAACGAAAAGTAATAAGTGTTAGCCTGTCAAATTGTACCCTCAAAGAACTTTTACAAACCATTGCCCCCGGCTATAAAATTGTTTGCGATGAAACTAAATTAATGGGTTCTTTTCGTTTTGCTAAGTTGACACAAGCCCAATGTTTAGAGGAATTAAAAAGGCAAGGAATAGCATGTTATTTTGATGATAAAGTTCTACATGCTATGGATACTAAAAGCCGGATTGATGGAACAATTCACGACATACAAATAGAGAAAACGGCGGGTTATAATTTAGAAGTTAAAGAGATTCAGAAAACAAAAGTTAAGATTGAACTTACCCGAAAGATTGGTAAAAAGTTTGTTGTTGAATACGGGGACGAAAACGCCGCCTTATTCCTCAAAAGAAGTTATTCAGGTATAGCTATGAGTAAGGCAGAAATGAGGGAAGAGGCAAAGGGTATTTACGCCCGTGCCAAAATGCCCGGTCTGGACGGTGATATTTCTCTTTTTGGTATCCCCCAGGTTAAGCTTGGAGATAGTCTAAAACTGCATAGTTCTTTTTATAAAAATGCTCCTGAATACAATAAGGCTTATAGTGTTGATAGCATAACGAAAGCTTTCAGCCCGCAAGGGTTTAGGCAGGTTTGTAAACTTGGTGATCTGAAAATTTAGTAATCTCAAACAACTACTAAAAATGACTTACAACGTGCAACTAACCATTAAGCAAAATAAAGGAATACGCCCGCCGATAACGGCACAATTAGCGGTCGAGGTTGAGAAGAAAACGCCCATTAGTGAGGTGTTGGAAACCGCCCGTGTTGAATGGTTGAACGAATATATAAAGCGTGCTTATAACAATGCGAATAGAGGCGATTTTAAGGACAGTAGACAGGCGGCAATGTTCGCTAAAGTGAAAGTAAAAGCAAAGATAATTTAGGCCAATTATAGGCTATTGACACAATGAAAAAACAAGGGGTGGCGTTTTGTGATACCCCTAATCAAATAAATTAAATCATTTAAAAATTAATACAATGGATACACAATTAGCAAATTTTGAATTTGACGGACAACAAGTAAGAACAATCACAGATGAAAACGGTGAAACTTGGTTTGTGGGAAATGATATAGCAAATCTTTTGGGCTATTCAAGACCAAGTAAAGCAATTGCCGATCTGGTGCCAGAGAAACATATAAGGGGGCACCGAATTAGTGCCCCCTCTGGTTGTCAAGTAATGAAAGTTATTAATGAGGCCGGATTGTATCGGTTGATTTTTAAGAGTAGGCAAAAAAGAGCTGAATTATTTATTGATTGGGTTGCCTCTGAGGTGTTACCAACCATTCGCAAAACTGGCGGCTATGGTGTACAAAACAAGATACTTGCAGAGCTGTATCAAAAAGAGAATTTACGCAAGGATTTGGCCGCTAAACGCTATCAAATAAATAGGCAGATTCAATATGTGGATATGCAAATAGAAGACCTGAAAAATACGCTCTTTTCTCCCTTACAGCTTGAAACGTCAGAGGTGCCAGTCAATCAGTTATCATTGTTCCCAGAGGATTAGTATTATGGCGAAGATTTGGTACAAAGTTAAGGGTGTCGAGTATTGCGATACATTGGGATTGTCAGAACTCGACCCCATGGCTCCCATGTGGGACAATGTGACGCGGATTGAGCACGAAAACGAAGTGTATAGGACTAAAAGCGAGGTAACAGCCTTTTTAAATGATTACGCTTGTTTTACTGACAGCTAAAGCTGCGATTTAGATATGAAGCAAAATAGCTCACCATCAATGAAAGGTAAAATAAATCAACCTCAACTAATATGAAACACAAAAACAAAGTGCCCGATTTTATGGGGCTAGCACAGGCAGTATTAAAAGCCCGCCCCGCTATTGGGCGCGTTGAAGCAATGAAGTGGTTTAAGGATAGTTTTATCTTACAGGGCTTTAATGATAATGCTCATCAGCCTTGGATTAAAACAAAAAGCCCGCTTATGGGTAAGCGCACACTATTAAATACTAATGCTTTAATGAATGGTTTAAGAGTAGCCGAAGAAAATCAAAAGCGGGTTATTATCGTTAATGGTATGGAGTACGCGGGCATTCATAATGAGGGTGGTTTTACTATCGTTACCGAAAAGATGAAAAAATATTTTTGGTGGCAATATCGGATACATTCTAAGAGTGTTAGAAAAACCAAAAGCGGGCGGGTTGCCAAAGGTGCAGCCAATCAAAGCAACAATGCTAAAGCGAACTTTTGCAAAGCTATGGCATTAAAACCCGTAGGCTCTAAGATTAAAATACCTCAACGTAAATTTATGGGTAATAGCCGCAATATGATGCGTGTTATGGATTCCGTTTTAATAGATTTCATTAAGCGAAAATCAAATCAAATACCTCATAAATAAGCCGTTTAAATGCCCCGTTTATTTAATCAGTACTTAAATATTCTCCCGAAACAAAAAATGTATATTTCTTGATGCGACATAGGGGGTGTAAGTTTTGAAAAACCTTAGACGTTTGCATAACAATACATTACGATCATAAGAAAATAAAAAACCTTTAAGTTGCATTGAATTAGTGTTTAATTTTTAGGTGTTTAAATTCAATTACTAACTGTTTAAACTAACTATTTTGAGAAACCCAGAACTAAAAAAGGCACGCGATAAAAAGATAGTCGAAAAGTTTCACGAACTATTTGATATTAAGCGTATGCGGATGGATGATGTATTAGAAGAGCTTTCAGAAAAACACTTCTTTTTAGATACAAAATACATCTATTCGCAAATTTTCTACAACAAAGAGAATTATAAGTATTACAACGAATTGACTAGCGAAAAGTAAAGTTTACCTTTGTTCTAGTTGATTGTTTATATTTGTGGTGAGAGCGGATAAGTCCAATCTCAGCCCAAAGGTCAGAGCTTCGGTTTTGGCCTTTGTTATTTTAAAGGCTTATATTTGTAGTGGTTCGAGGTTACGACCGAGAACCTCCCAAAAGGGTTAGGGCTTTGGTTCTAACCCTTTTTATTTTTTCAATTAAACCGTATTTTTGCAATGGTTCGAGCCTGTTAGACGAGAACCTCCCAAAAAGGCAATGGTTTACGCTATTGCCTTTTTGCTGTTTTATGGCTTTGATACATTACCTTTGCTCTATGGGCTGTAAGTTCCGAATGTAGCCCCTGTTCATCTTTCAATATTGATAGCGTACTAATAATTTAGAGCAATAGAACACCTCTCCTGTTGCTCTTTTTTAATTAATTTCTACCTTTGAGGCTCCTAAAAAATTTCTAGTACATGTTAGATTATAAGATTTATAAAAATATGCCCCTGCTATGGTGTTGGGTGTGGCGAAAGCCCCTCAGTTGGTTTCTAGAAAGCCAAAGGACACCTAAGGCGGGGGTCTTTTATTTTTAGTCTTATGAAAGAGTTAAAAGGATTCAAATTTGCATCATTTAATGAGTGCAAAGGTGGTGGTGTTACGGTTCCCATTAAGTTTGACAGTATGGAAAGCGCAAGTGTTTGCATTAGTAATTTGATTGATGCCCTTAACCTCATCGCTGAACAAGGTGACAATTTCGACCACAGAACCCCCGAGGAAGTTTTAACACCTGTTAGAGGTATTACAGAAGTTTTGAAAGGTTTGTACAATGAGAACCTTTTATATGACATTCCATTGCTTGACAAAGTGCGGGCAATGCAAAATAAATAGTTCTATCTTTGAAGAGCTAAAAAGCAAAATTGATTCAATGAGGGAAGTTTTACCAACGGGTAAGGTTTCCCTTTTTTATTGCCGGATATTCTCAAAAACTGCTCACGGTTGTGCAATGGTTGTGCAAATGAAAAAAGCCTGATAGATAACTATCAGGCTTTCTGTGCTTTACGATTTCGAATTGTACCCAGAGCCGGGATCGAACCGGCACGATATTGCTATCACTGGTGTTTGAGACCAGCGCGTCTACCAATTCCGCCATCTGGGCAAACATCTCTTGTTTTGCGTTTGCGGTTGCAAAGATAGATAACTCGGGCATTCCTG